CAGACAAGTCTAGATTGACGTTACCGTACATGGTTGGGTTGCTGGCAGAGAGAATAATTTTCTCTACACCATTAGAAACTTCTGTGCGTTCATGCTGCGTTGCGCTGACACGCTTGACAATTTTTTCCCTGTTAGGATGCGAATACAGACGAGCGTACAACTCTGACTTAGTGATGTAGTATGTCTGGACAATTGCTTCTTGTCGGTCAGTGTACGGACTGTCTTCCCGCAACACACCCATGCAACCTGGCTCCACCATGTAGGGGTGGATACCGTTGTTCATAATCAGTTTTACAAAAGTAGAACTATAGGCCAGCGACCACGAGACTGCTTGCGAGAAAACTTGGTCAGCATTGCTGTTAAGCCACTCATCGTTGAGCGCACGAGTCAGCGTTGGAATCTTGGTGTGTTCTGCTTCATTGACGGCAGCGCCAATATTGATACTGAACCTGGTTGTCTCTGCTGAATACAAAAACGAGGTCAGCTGGTCAATGTGAGGAAAGATTTTATTGTACAGGGCCGGGGTTTCACTCGGCCCGTTACCAAACAAATACCAACTCCGCAGCGCCGCATAGTCAGGCTTGCGTTCATCCCGTGACACCAGACACTTTTGTATCAGGTCAAGGTAGAAAAGTTCCCTGTCTAGTGGTGCTGATGGAATTTTCATGGTTTAGGAACTGAAAGGTTTTCGTGGTCTGGAATATATGACGCGGGTTTTGGCCCTGTCAAGTTCCCCGCTTCCTTTGGATTAATCCCCACAGATTCTCCCATGACGGACTTAAATTGTCCACCAAGTACGGATTTCATAGAGATATTACCGCCATTTCCCCAAATTGCGGAGTCACCAGCCCGTCCTTCTTTCTGTTTTTGGCTCTCAAAGTGTTCGCTGGCGGCTGTAGCCTCTGCATATTGCTTGTCATTTAGTTTGTTCTTGCGCTTGAGGTATCCACTCTGGTGTTCGCCCTCTTTGGTGGACTTAATGTCCGTCATATCAAAGTCTTTTGCCAAACCTTCTAGCGTTTTGTCTGTTTTGGCGGTTTTTGCCGACCTTGTACCCACTGGTTTCAAGTGAATGATTGAAATCGTGGCTTTGCAGTGCTTCATGGGGCATTCTGGCTCCCATGCTTCAAATACGCCGTGTGATTCGCAGTAGTAGTCTCTCAAAATAGCCATAGTTACCCTCTTAGTGCTTCGTTAAGGTCAATTTCACTGTAATCATGGCGGTTGACCATTCCAACCTTGATTTTTATCCCGTCAGAGGTAACTCTGAGCCCCATACCCGCCATCATCGGGGGTTCTGGAACCTTTCTGTACTCCACATACCGGGTTAAATCCTTGCGTCGCATAACTCTCACGTTCCCTGCTTTCCACTGCGTGTAGGCTTTGTTGACCCGCATCTGGATATATTCGGTCAGAGGTTCGCATTGACGAATGAATACATCCCGAAAATGCTCCTTATGTATCCCCGCTAACTCGCAAAACAGGGGGATAGAGATGCCTCTTTCCTTGTCAGCGTGGAACTTTTGAATTTGCCGTATCAATTCTTTTTTGGTCAGGACAATCATGAGCCATACATCCCTATCTTTTTAAGGTAGTCGCTTACGTTTCTGCCCACAGAGAGTTGCTCTGGAGTGTATTCTTCCTGTGCTTTGCTTACTTCACGGGTAATTCTGGCAGAGATAAGGCGGGGCTGGACTTGCTCTGCATAGGCTACACAGGCCAGCGCAGCGGCGATAACTCGGTCATCCTTGGCTCTGCCAGGTGCGCCGATAAACCCGTCCTCACGCACAATGGTCTTCATCTCTTCCAACAAGTCCATACTGCGTACGCCCATCATAGTACGCTCAAAATAGTCTTTCATGTAGGACAGCATCCGTTCTTTGGTAGAACTGGTTGTCAAGAATCCTATGCTCATGCTTGGCCCACCCAGCGAGTCATTACGCCGCCAGAGGTAGTTGGACATGTTGCCAAGTACGTCCATCAGGTCAGAGCCGGTCTTGCCGCCCATGCTGACCGCCATCCGTTTGAGGGTACGCAGTTCGTTAATGACCGCCTGACCAGGGCCGTTAATTTCCAGATTGAGAGTAGAGTTCTTGTAGGCTCCAGCCAAGTGAGCAATCACCCAGGCAAATTGGTAAGTGTTCATCTCGCTGGTAGCAAACTCTGCCACCTGGTCTAACCCGTTGGCGTAGCAGCGGAACACTTGGATACAGAACCTGTCTGCCCAATCACTGCTGCCGTAGGCAGGGTCTGCGCCTATAACGTAGAACGCCGTGTCCAGCGGCTCTTCCCATATCTGCAAAGTCCCCAGACGCTCGGTAGACTTCACAACTTCCGTGTCTTGGAAAGACTGACCAAAGACATAGCGGTAGTGGTCAGGCAATAGTTTCTTCGCTGCCTTGGCTGCTTCCGTGCAGCGGGTGTGGGAGAAGAAGCTGGTTCCCGTCATCACAAAGGCGTAGTCCTCTGTAGGGGGAAATTCTTGGAACATCAGGGTTTCATCCTTGATACCTTCTGATAACTTCCAGCGCCACCAAGCCATCTGCCGGGAGTTAATCTCTACACCGTACAGTTTCTTGATATCCTTAGTCCACTCCTTCTCTTCTGGAGTCAGGCGACCATCCCAGTAGACTTTGTAGATGTTGCTGCTTGCGTCTACAGAATAGTATTCGTTACGCCACCAGCCGCAGAAAATGGCACGCTGGGTCTTGGCAGACTTGGCGACCTTGTACATGTCGTGGAACATGTTAAAGCCCTGCGCCGTGCTTTCAAACATGTACAGACGTTCTGGGTTCTTCTCAGCTAGAGAAGCTATCAAGGAAGCTAAACCTTCTTCGTTACCCCAGCTAGCTGTCTCTGTGCCGTGCAGATAGGTGATAGCCTTGCCTTGGCCTAGACGGGACTTGTTACCCGCTATTTGGTAGAAGATGCGGCTCCTGTTTTTAAGAACCATCTGATTTCGGTTGTGCGCCACCAGCGGTATCTTGTACTCCTTGGGTAGACCGTCCATGTACATGCCAAGAGTAGAACGGAACATATCCCTGTTCTCTTCTGTGTCTGCCACCAGCGTCCCCTGCCAACCCGGGTGGGTGAACTGCCAGTACAGGTCAAGGGCGAGACTGACGGTGGTAATACCGAGCTGCCTTCCTTTGAGGATGACAAAGAAGTGGACATCTTCTGCTAGACCTTTCTGTATTTCCTCCATGACATACTTCTGAGTCCCCAAAAGATTGCCCATTTTCTTTAGGCCTTCTTCTTTGGTTTCAATCTTCAGTTCTGCACAGAACTTGTAGAAGTGTTGGAGGTCAAATTTCACGCAACAATCTTTCCGTGATAGGGAAGGCGGCAGTCAATCATGTGTTCTGTGGTGAACTTGCCTTTGACAATATCATCACAGCGGTTAACAAACATCTGCACATTCTGCTCCAACCGTCCTTGGTACAGATGGTACACACCTTCTTCAAAGTGTGTGCCTATGCCGTAGATGCCGTAAGTATGCAGCCGCCACGCCCCTTCTAGGGGTTCTGATGTCCAGTGGGTAGGGTACAGGGTCTTGTAGCGTATGTCAGACAACTCTGCTGCGTAGCACACGTTCTCAGCCACATCCGCATTCTCAGTCTCCGAGAAGGTAGGACGCTGCATAGCCTTCCATGTCTTGCGCCAGATGAAGAAGAAAGCAGGGGCTGCAAAGATATGGGACTTGGGTGGGATGTGATTGCTGGCTTGGGCAATGCCAACAAATGATTTGTTCTCTGCCGCCCACTGGATAGCATCGTCCACTACTTGCCTGTTGGTAGGCACACAGTCAATGTCCAAGAAGCCAACAACGTCGGAGACACTGTTGTTCATGATATTGTCCATCCACTCCCCATGAGGAGTCTTCTGTAAGGCGTAGCCTACTTCTAGTCCTAGATGGCGGCACACATCACTGTGTGATTGCAGCATCCTGACATCCGTGTTGGGCCAAGCAAGTGTATGTATTTCAACGTTCATATTTCCCTCTACTGATAAACAACCATTTCAAATTTACCGTCAACCTGATGAATTCCTTTTGAGCCAGGTGGGATAGGTTCATTCCTACAGGCATAGTGAACTGCAAAGCTGGTGGGATAGTTCACCGTAGCTTTCTTGGCTCTGACAATCCTTAGTCCACTTTCCTTCACCGCACCCCATAACACCCGGTCATCAATGATGCACAGACTCTTGTCTTTCAAGCCCCAGTTACGCAACAGATAAAAGGCATCACGCCTGATAAGGTAACAATTGGTGTCATTGAAATAATCACCTTCTGACTCTGTGTCCACACCCATGTAAGTGCCGTCCATCCTCCAGAGCCTACGAGGGCAAGTAACGATAGGTGCATCTTCCTTCTCCATTGTTTTAACAAGACGCTCTACATGCTCACGGTCAAACCAGCAGTCAGCATCCAGCAAGCAGATGGCATCTACGCCAGCAGCATCTGCCAGGGCGCAGCCCACCAGCCGGGGTGTATCTCCGTAGTCACCACACGCAGGGAGTTCCACGTGGAACTTGAGTTTCTTAAACTCTTTCCTTGGGAACCCGTCTGCCAGCATGTAGTGGACAACATCCTTGTACGTCTGCTTTAACACACTGGTACGGCAACGGATAAGGGTATCCAGGTCTTCCTTGTAGTACGGCGTAACCACTGCGACTTTCATGCTGCTACCGCCTCTACCGTAGGCTCTACTGTCACCGTGACTTTTGGCTTGAGAGTACGCTGGTCATAGTTCAAAGACGCGGCCCAGACCCGTATGAAGTTGCAATCAGGATTAGCCTTGCACTCCTCGCACTTGGGTTTCTGAGAACTGTTGTTGTCTCCATGATTGCGGTAGAAGTACAGAATCTTCTGCAACCTGTAGATAGGGAACTTCTCCGCTATCTGCATGAACAAGTCCCCGTCCTCGCAAGTAGGGATGTAGGAAATCAAATCGTTATAGCCTTGGATGCTCTCCAGCACCTTGGCCCTGTACATCCCAAAATGCCTCCACCCATGTTTGTGCAAGGTCTTCATATTGAACGTGGGGCTGGCAGAGTAACTCTCTACATCGTTCTTCTTACTTATCTGCACCAGGTCAGAGTAGATAAGCATGACATCTGGCTTCTTGTTAAAAGCGTACAGCATCTCCTCTAAAGCCCAGCGCTCTAGCATGTCATCACTGTCCAGATGCGCGTAGAACTGCCCCTTGGCATACTTGGCTGTAGCTTGCCTGGTCTTGTTAATCCCCAGGTTAGCCCCGTTAGAGTACACCTGTATGCGCTTGTCCTTCTTCTGCAAGACACAGGCTAACTCATACGTTCCATCCGTAGAGCCATCGTCCACAATGATGAGTTCCCAGTTCCTGTAGGTCTGGGCTTGGCAACTCTCTATTGCCCACTTGATATACGCCACCGTGTTAAACGAGGGCATGAGAATTGACACTAAAGGTTTATCAGACATCGATAAGTAACTCTTCTGTTGCAACTACCCGCATATACGTCCTGAGTCTGTCATCCGACTCCTTGCCGTACACCTTCTCTAGCTTCTTCAATTGCTTGTCCAAGAACACCCTAGCTTGCACAGGCCCAAACGTCTGCTTGGCAGCAAAGTAGCTTGCCACCAACATCCTAGCCTCTGCCATCTCCAGTATTACTCTGTCGCTCATCACTCACCCGGCGTTGCCATCCAATCCAACAGAGTCTGGCAAGCAGCAGCTACCTCTGGGCTTTCATTCCACTTGTCTAATTCATCCCGTATATTAGCTAGCCTAGCCTTCACAAGCTGGTCAACAAGGTCAACAGAGTCAATGTTGTGGTTAACGTCTAGTTCTACTTTCATGCTTGCCGTCCTTTCTTTATTACCTAGCTGGCCTGCTTACGCAGTCCTCCATACACGGATAGATTCACCTTCTGTCCTAGCTATGAACACCCGCCCTAGCCGCTTGCCAGCCCGGTAGTTAGCGTTGAGTACTTTTGCCCTAGCCTCTACCGGCACAACAAAGGAGTCCCCTACTTCCATCTCCTCATAAGGGTAGGCGTACACCACCCTGGCAGGGGGAATCGCATAACCGCTTTCTCTCTTTATCTCTTGCATACCATCAT